GATGATTTTAAATTACAAGGTGACTTTGATCAACAAGCAGAAAGAGTTGGTCGTATGGTTGCACCACTAATGATGAAAGAATTATCTAGTAATATCTACAATAATATATTATGCCAATTAAACAAATAATAAAAAGAGTTATAGACGCACAATCAAAAGAAGACGAAGTTGCCGTACTATTGTCTGGTGGTGTAGATAGTTTAAGTGTAGCATTTGCTGCTCACGAGTTAGGAAAGAAAGTACACGCATATTCTTTTTGTTTAGATACAAATTCTAGTTATGATAGTGATAAGGCCGCTGAGGTTGCACAAATATTTAAATGGCCGTTTACTTTGAAAGTAGTGCCAACAGATAATTTAGAAGAAGACTTTTTTAAACTAGCAAAAGATTATGATTGTAAAAAGAAAACACATTTTGAATGTGTATTTCCATTTATGTATTTGTATCCAGAAATAAAACAAGAAGAAGTATTAAGTGGTTGGGCTGCGGATGGTTACTATGGCATATCTAAAAGAGCCATACTACATTATACTAAAGGCAAGACAAAAGAAAAGTTTGATGAATTTAGAAATGATTATTTTTTACCTAATAAGAGTGCAGGTTATATGTGGCATAAGATAGTTGCAGACAAATACAATAAAAAATTTATTACACCATATCTATCTAAAGCAGTAAGAGATTTCTTTTATGATAAAGATTGGTATGAGTTAAATGAACCATTCCAGAAACATCATGTTGTAAATGACTTTGAACAATTTAAGAAGTTTAATTTTAAGAAACATATTAATTTACAATTAGGTGCAGGAATAGACAAGCAATTTGAAACATTGCTAAATAATAGTAAGATAAATCCAAATAACAGATATAAGTCAGTAAGTGGCATATGTCAGTATTGGGGAAAGGCAGTATGACTAAATTTACATTCGCACAATCGCCAGAAGGCTTTGATAAACACATAGAAAATTCTGTTAGAGGTTATACTAACCTTTGGCACGATATATTAGCAATGTCAAAGTATTTTGCTGAAGATGATACCTATATTGTTGATCTAGGTTGTAGTTCTGGTAAACTACTAAAGAACATGATTGATTATAACAAAGACCATATACCTAATGCAAAATATATTGGTATAGAAATAGAAGATGATTTTGCAGTTGGTCATGGTGATGATTTGATGTCTGGTAAATGGCCTAATCTATATTTTGAACATATGGACGCTAGAGAATATTCATTTACTAATTGTAGTATGGTTACATCTATATTCACTTTACAATTCATGCCACCTAAAGATAGAATGAAAACTATCAAAAGTATATACGAAGGTCTAAATGATGGTGGTGCATTTATATTTTCAGAAAAAGGTTTTAGTTGTAATCCTAAAATACAAGATATGATGACCTTTATGTATTATGATTATAAAAGACAACATTTTACAGATAAAGAGATTTTAGACAAAGAAGTACAATTAAGACACATGATGAAACCCAACACAAAAACAGAAATGTTTGATATGTGTTATGACGCAGGTTTTAAAGATTTACATGTATTTTGGCAAAATTTCAATTTTTATGGGGTTATTGCCCTAAAATAAGGGGTGAACAAAAGGGGAACAAATTGGGCATATATGTCGCACCCCTACTAAACCACTGAAAAATAACGATTTTAATTTGGATTATTGCTCATTTTTTCCTTGATTTATTGCTTTGATCCTGATAGCATAAGAGAATAATAAAGGTTACATTATGAAAAATATATCAAAAGAACAAAAATCAAATCTTGCAAAACTACTTGCGACCGAGAATATTAATGTTATTCATCAAAAAGTAGAGACAGCATACTTTATTCCAAAAACTAGAACTTTATGTCTTCCAATCTGGGAAGAAATGTCTAATGATCTATATGATATGTTAACTGGTCACGAAGTTGGTCATGCATTATATACTCCTAGAGATTTAGAAAAAAACAACAAATACAAAATTCCACATTCTTATTTTAACGTAGTCGAGGATATTCGTATCGACAAAAAAATGAAAATCAAATACCCTGGTTTAAGAAGATCATATTTTAGAGCATATAGAGAATTGATAGAAAAAGATTTTTTCAAAACACAAGATAAAGATGTTAACGGTATGAGATTTATTGATAGACTTAATATCTTTTTTAAATCTGGTACTGACCAAGAGATTGACTTTAACGAACAAGAACAAGAATTTATTGAAAGAGCAAAACAACTTAACACTTGGAATGATGTAGTAAAACTTGTAAAAGATATTTACGCTTATTCTGGTACAGAAAAATTTGACGAAGAACAAGAAGAAGAAATGAGAAATGAACTTGGTCAAGGTCAAGGTGACCAAGAACAAGAACAATCTGAACAATCAGAAGGTAATGGTGATAGTGATGAGCAACAAGAGCAAAATCAGGAAACTACTTCCTCATCTGGATCTGATAATGATAAACAAGAAGACGAACAATCTTCCGCAGGATCAAATAGTAAAGAAGAAAAAGAAAACAAAGAAGAAAGCAAAGGTAAATCAAGTGGTCCAGAAGGTGGTTACAAAGTAGGTAGTAACGAAGCATTAACAGATCATGCCAACGAACAAAACAAAAAATCTATGGCAAAAACTGACAAAGATATTAAAGAAAATATTTATTTACAGTTACCAAAATGTAAAGACGCTGTTGTACCTTACGATTTAATTTCTAAAAAGATTGAAAAAATTAATTCAAAATTTTCAATGGCAGATAGAATACAAGCATTTAAGAAATTTAAAAATCAACAAATGAGAACTGTGAATTACATGGTTAAAGAATTTGAAATGAAAAAAGCTGCTGACGCTTATGTTAGAACTAGAACAGCTAGAACTGGTGTTATCAATACAAACACTTTACATTCTTACAAATATAATGATGATATATTCGCAAGAGTACAAATTGAACCTGGTGCAAAAAATCATGGTATGATTATGATTGTTGACTGGTCTGGTTCTATGGGCGACAAAATGTATGACACTTTAGTTCAAACTATGAACTTGGTTATGTTTTGTAAAGCAGTAAATATACCTTTTGCGGTTTATGCTTTTTCAGATACTAATAAAGAAAGTTTTACAAAACCTGATGATGAATATGTTTCACGATTTAATAATGCTTACGAAAGATTACCTTATCACTATGATAAAGAAGGTTTATTAATGTTAGAAGACGTATCATTATTAGAGTTTGTTAATTCTGATATGAAAAACGTTAAGTATCAAGAAGCAATGGCTAATCTTTATCAAATTGCTTTAGAATATCATATTGACTTTAGAGCCAATAGACATTTTCATCAATATGAAAATGAAGAAAATTATAATAGTTTTTACACTCCTTCTGCTTTAAGACTTGGTGGTACTCCACTTGATAGTGCTATCTATCAATCAGTTGGTGTTGTAAATAAATTTATACAGAAAAACAAAATACAAAAAATGAATACAATCTTTTTAACAGATGGTTCAGGTCATACTATGGGTAAAGCAACTATGTTAGATGACCATGGTAAAATAGATTACATAGAAACTTATATGTATGATGTATATTTCAAAGATGGTACTCGAACTTACAAATATGGTGGGGGTAGTTACAGATCACATCATCATGGTTATCACAAACAGTTTTTAAATTACTTTAAACATAAAACTGGTTCAACTGTAATTGGTTATTATGTGTGTGGTAGAAAATTAAATTATTGGGATGTAAATAACTTTTCTAAAAAAGATGGTTATGCACCATATGAAGACGCAAAAACAGAATTAAGAAAAAACAAAGTGGTAACATTTACTGATATTGGTTATGATGAATTGTTTATTACTACTAAAAATAATATTAAAATAGATGATACAGAAGCTGAGATATCTTCCGATATGACAGCAAGTAAAATGAAACAAGCATGGGCAAAATCTTTCAAACAGAAAAAAATGTCTAGAGTTTTATTGAATAAATTTGTTGAAAGGGTGGCATAATGATAGAACAAAATAAGAACAAAATTGGTCAGGATTGTCGCACCCTAGATAAATCGTTGATAAATAACACTTTTTATTTTGGTATTATACCAAATTATTTATTGACAAATCGCTATCTTCCTGATAGCATAGCTATATAATTATGAAAGGTCAAATTATGAACAAACTAAATGAAAAACAACTAGAGTATGTTAATACTGCTTATGAAATGTTTTCTACTGATACATTAGAGAAATCACAGATTAAGCAAGTTAATGCTAAACTAGGTATGAAATCATCACCTGCGTGGTTGATTAAAGATCCACAGTTTAGATTATCTAGAGGTGTTTACAAAATACCTGTTAATGGTATTGTAAATCCTTCAAAGAATGTGAAACAAGAAATTTCCATTCCAGAGGTTAAACAAAAAATCTCTAAACAAATTCAAACTACTGAAAGTGCTACTGAAAACTTGGTGCCTAATAAAGAAGACACCTTTGTACCTTTTGGTAATTACAAAGATATCAAAAATATTGTTAAGTCTGGTATCTTTTATCCTACATTTATTACTGGTCTATCTGGTAATGGTAAAACTCTTGGGGTGCAACAATCATGTGCCGAACTTAAAAGAGAAATGATTAGGGTTAATATTACAATCGAAACTGACGAAGACGATTTACTTGGTGGTTTCAGATTACAAGATGGTGAAACTGTCTGGCATGATGGTCCTGTTGTTAACGCAATGAAAAAAGGTGCCGTATTATTACTAGACGAAATTGACCTTGCCTCTAACAAGATTATGTGTTTACAACCTGTGTTAGAAGGTAATGGTATCTTTCTTAAAAAGATAGGTCAATTTGTTGAACCTAAAGACGGGTTTCAAATTTTTGCAACCGCAAATACTAAAGGTAAAGGTTCTGATGACGGTAGGTTCATTGGTACTAATATTCTCAACGAAGCATTCCTTGAGAGATTTCCTGTTACCTTTGAGCAGGCATATCCTTCTGCTAAAATCGAAACAAAGATTTTAGATAACGTTATGTCACATTACGGTCTTAAAGACAATCAGTTTACATCTAATTTAGTTAAGTGGGCTGAGGTTATTAGAAAAACATTCTTCGATGGTGGTATTGACGAAATCATTGCAACCAGAAGATTGGTTCATATAGTAAATGCTTATGCAATCTTTAAGAACAAACTTAAAGCGGTTGAGGTATGTGTCAACAGATTTGATGACGATACCAAAAACAGTTTCCTTGATTTATATACTAAAGTCGATTCCGGCGTAAGTATAGAAGAACTAAATCAAGGACCTTCCAATGATAGTGAGGAAAGTGAGGACAACCTTGCTTAAACCTATCGTTCATAATGTAGACCTCGTGGGTGGGCAGAAATGCCCACCTTCAACATACGAGGTGACATATTCAATCCTTCTAACAGTAAGGGAGGTGAAGTAAAATGGTATTGGAAGTAAAAGTTAGAAACAATAATGTAGAGAAAGCCATGAGACAACTTAAAAAGAAAGTTATGAAAGATGGTTTATTGAAAGAATTAAAACGTAGGCAATTCTATGAAAAGCCAACGTTAAAGAGACAACGTAAGGCCAAAGAAGGTCTTAAACGTTTAAACAAATTAAGACGCTTACAAGAGCGACTTGATTAACCAAAGAAAGGAACCTTTACTATGGGTAGACGTAAACTTGCAAACAGCACTAAATTTCTTAACGCTATGTTAAGAGGTGAAAGTGTAACTTGGTCTGAAGCACAGAACAAGTATAACCTCTCTAAACCTAGAGCGGTTGTTGATAAAATCCGTGAGGAAGGACATTGTGTCTATATCAACAAAAACAAATCAGGTACTTATTACAGAATAGGTACTCCGTCTAAAGCGTTAATCGCTGCTGGCTTTGCCGCTTTAGAACCATCAGTTTATGCATAAGCATAAATAGTAATGAGGCAGTCCGTAAGACCTCATTAGTGTTGCCTCTCGTATAAGACAACACATTTTAAGGTTTGGTAGTTTTCCTCTGGATATTGAATCCTAGAAAAAACTACCACTTGAATTTTTATAGTTAATAACTATATAAATAATTATGATACGCCATTATGGGTATCATATAAGTTAACTTGCTAACAAGGAGGAAACTATGAATACAAGAAACTTATCTATTTGGAACGATTTAAGACCCTTTACAATAGGGTTTGATGATTTGTTCAATCAGTTTGACCATTACGTTGATAATAGGTCAACAACTTTTCCACCATACAATATCGTGAAAGGCAAAGACGATCTCAATTGGACAATTGAAATGGCACTTGCTGGTTATAATAAAAAAGATATTGAGGTGAAATACGCTGACAATACTATCACAATCAAGTCAACTCATAAAGATGAAGAAGACAAAGATACAATTCATAGAGGCATTGCCAAAAGACATTTTACTAGATCATTTACAACTGCTGATGATGTTGAGGTAAGAGGTGCTGAAATGAAAGATGGTATGTTATCAATCGCATTGGAAAAAATAGTCCCAGAGGCTAAAAAACCAAGAACAATTGATATTAGCTAAAATAGATAGGGGCGGTGAGAATATCTCCGCCCTTGACTTTTGAATTGAAACCTGATATAATGAATGTATGTATAAATTTAAAGAAGACAGAATATTAAAAGACGTAAAAGAATACATAGACGAAACCTATTCGTCTCATTACGCAAAAACTCAAAAACAAGCTACTGAAATCATCATTGACCAAGGACACGGTGAAGGTTTCTGTATGGGCAATATTTTAAAATATGCTCAAAGGTATGGTAAGAAGAATGGCAAGAATAAGAAAGACCTTATGAAAGTTATTCATTATGCAATCATACAATTGTCCCAGGATCATTACAAAAACGATAAATCTTTAATAGATACTTTACAAGAGGATTTACTACAATATGATATAGGTAAATTCACTAATACAAAGTCTGGTGAAGAACCGCCATTACGTTCAGTAATGTCTGAAAAATTAAATAACCCTAATGATTAAGGAGAAACTATATAATGAAATTAAGTGATAATACAAAAGAGATATTAAAAAACTTTTCTGAAATTAATCCTAACTTAAAGATTACCCCAGGAAAAGAAATTAAAACTATCTCAACTATGAAAAACATATTGGCAACTGCTGGTGTTGAAGAAGAATTTCCACAAGACATTGCCATATACGACCTATCTGAATTTTTAGGTATGTTATCTTTATTTAATAAACCAACATTTACTTTTGATGAAAAGTTTATGACTATAAATGAAGAAGGCACATCTACAAAATCAAGATATTATTTTGCGGATGAATCCATACTTACAACTCCGCAAAAAGATGTTAAAATGCCTGCAACTGAGGTAGAGTTTACATTGACACAAACTGACTTAACAAACATTAAGAAAGCTGCGTCTATGTTACAATTACCAGACATATCAGTTAAATCTGTCAATGGTGATATAATGATGTCAGCAATTGATAAGAAGAATGATACAGCAAATACCTATGATGTAAAGGTTGGTGTTTGTGACACAAACAAAAAGTTTGAGTTTCATTTTAAAACTGAACACTTTAAAATGTTGCCTGGCGATTATAATGTTTACATATCATCTAAACTTATTTCTAATTTTAGACACAAAAACAAAACAGTACAATATTGGATTGCCCTAGAAAATACTTCAAAGTATGAGGGGTAATAATGGAAAACTTATTATGGGTAGAGGCTTATAGACCCTCTACAATTGACGAATGTATATTACCTGTTGAGATAAAGAAAACTTTTAAATCTATTCTCAAACAAGGTGAGATACCAAATCTATTATTATCTGGCACAGCAGGTACTGGTAAAACTACCGTAGCAAAAGCATTATGTCACGAACTTGGTTGTGATGTTATGATGATCAATGGTTCTGACGAAGGTCGATCTATTGATGTTGTAAGAAACCAAATTAAGAACTTTGCTTCAACTGTATCTTTACATGAGAGTGATAAACCTAAAGTAGTTATTGTTGATGAAGCAGATTACATGAATGCTGAAAGTGTA